ATTCGTCCTTGGACTCGCTTTCGTCATCCGTGACTTCCGAAGAATCCGACTCTTCAGCTTCTGTTTCGCTTAAGGCTTTCACCTCGGGCGCGGATACTTCCTTTTCCGATTCAGCTTTAGCCACAGCATCACTGCCGCCAGCCTTTGCCGCTTCGGTTGAGGTAACTACGATACTCATTCGTAAACTCCCGGCTCAAAACCCTGTTGAGAGTCAGCGCCTGGTTGTTGCTCTTGTGGTTCATTCATTCCCGCCTCAAAACCTTGTGAGTCAGCGGCAGGAGCTTCAAAACTTTGATTTTCAATTGGTTGATTGATGCCGAGTAGCTGCTGTCTGCGGTCTAGCTCGGCAATCTGCGCTTGGAGTGACGTGAGCGCTTCTTTTGATTCAAGCTTCGCAAGCTCAATTGCGGCGTGAGTCTCAAGCTTCGCAAACTCGATGCGCTCTTTGGATTCAAGCTCTAATGTTTTCGCCTCAGCCTGCTCGGTGCGTGCCTTTAACTGCTCAGTGAGTTGCTGGATCATCTGATCCATTTGCTGCATCTGTTGCTGCGCTTCGGGCGGAATTGCTTGCTTCTTATCGTCCTTGTCTTCAGCAATGCCCGGAGGAAGTGACTTCTTCATGCGCTCGGCGAGCTCTTGAGACATGGGGAAGTCCATGACCTTCATCAAAAGGTCTGGCGCGAATTGACCGATTTGCGGAATAGAGCGCGCAAGATCCACCATCGATTCGCGCGCCTCTTGGCGCTTAGTCGCGAACGACGGGCCTGTGTCTACAATAACGTCGTACTTACCTTTAGAGAGGTCATAGATGACTTCTTGGCCGTTCTTCTCAAAGATCTGATTGATGCGAACAATCTGTTGATCGCCCTCATCGCCAATGATTCTTTGCGTGCGAGGCGCATCGTAAATCTTAGGAATCAGGTCAACGATGATACGTCCAGCGTGACGAATCGAGCGCGAGAGATTGTCGATAAAGTGAAAGTTCGACGTTTGCGCTTGAAGGTTCCGGCGCTGAATCGCAATGCCAGACTTCTCATTCGATTGCGCGCCTAAAGACGCATCAAAGATGCCGGTCGTGGACTTAAGATCTTCCGCGGCCTGCATGCGCGCCTGAGTGATCGCCTGCACTGGCGCCTCGAACACTTGCCGCTGTGGCGCTGGAGCAAGCTGACCTGCGATTGTCTTAGCCTTGTACTCAAGGAATGCAAAGTTTCTGACATTCGCTTGAGACCATTTATTCTCGTGACCCTCGAACTGCCCCTCGGCACCGATGAATGGCACACGCGGAGCAAGTGCAATGGCCTCGGTCTCAGATGATGCAAAATAATTGTATTGGCGCTGTGGATCTTTCGCGTGACGAATCAAACTCTCAAGGACTCGCTCGCCATCAACGTCTAGCTCGTCACCGATGACGGGAATGATCGGAATCCACTGCCCCGGCCAATCGGTCTCATCAAGGATTTCTTCACCGTTGATCTTCGCCCACTTGATCGCTGGCATAACGCTTTTGCGTTCGTTCGCGACAGATAGTCCCTCGAGTGCAAGCTGTTGGGACATCTCATCTGTGAGCTCTTCTTTAACGATGACTTGACCATCGGTGAGCTGAAGAAGTGTTACTTCTTTAAAGGACTTATAGAAATACTCAACGACGATGCATTCGTTTTCTTGCGTCCATAGAGCGTCGGAATCGCCAATCGATTTCCAATCCTCCATACTCGCAAGCTCTGAATCTTTATATCTGGACTTGTACTCATCCTTCGACATGCGCTCGACAACGAACGCCCAGTTAGCGTCCGAGCCATCTGGCTCTTGCGATGAAGGGTCAAAGTAAACGGTGAATGCGTTCCTGATGCGCTTGATCTTGATCTCTTGATCAAACGACATCGGATCACAGTAGTCGGTGACGATGCGGAAGTAGCCAAACGACTTTCTGACTGCACCATCAAAGGCCGTGTCATAGGCGACGTCAGCGTTTGAGTTATTCTCGATGTGGCGGACTAAGCCCTGAAGGATCTTCGCCGTTTCGATGTCGGCCTGATCATCGACGGGATAGACTTTGATCGATGGCCTATTCTGGCGCTGATCATTGGTGACTTGCCTGATTGATTGAGGGAGCCGATTGATCGTAAGACATGGGCGCTTATCCGCTGCGCGCTGTGCTTTTACATCCTCGGGCCACTGCTCGCCCGCTGAGAATCTGAGGTCATCAAGCGCCTCGCGGCGAACCTTGTCCTCAGCTTCGGCGGCAAGCTTAAAGCGAGCCTTTGCCGTTTCTAGAACGGATTCTTCGCTCTTATCATTTGTGTCGTTTGATTTTTCAGCTTGCACTATTTCAAAGCTAGGGCATTTAAAACTTTAAAATAGTTTTACATTTTGAATCTATCAGCTCATCCAGCCGCCGGAGCCACCGCCCCAAGATTGCTGCTCGGCTTGTACTTTTGCGACCTTCGGAAATTTAGCATCAAGCTTTACGTCTAAGATCCGCGCGCGACAATCGAGCATGTCGTCGTGAGTAGACACTGGGAATGTCAGAAACTCATCGTCAATGAATGAGCGAACGTAATCAACGCTTCGGCCTTGATAGTCGACAAACGAGAGTCGCTTAGGCATGTAGAACCTGCCTTGCTCACACACTGGCACTAGACCCTTGATGCGATCTTCTTTCGCGATATTCCCGCCGACCTCTATGATTTCAAATCGGTAGTTCTCTTGCTCCATCACGTACCGAATGTGCTCGATGTCACTTTGCATGCCGTATTGCTCATACCCCACGGCCACGGGCTCATATTGCCTTACGAACTCGAATAACTTCTTTGTGCGCTGAGTGAGGTTCAATCGGTCGCGAATGGCATCGATGAGATAGTAGTTATTGTCGGGCGCAAGACCTATGACTTCCATCACGGTGTAGTCACTTGTGGTCTTTTTCTTCGAGGCTGGATCAACGAGAATATACTTATTCCATCTCGAGGTATCGCCAAGCGTTTCATAGAACCTGAGCCACGGCTCCTTAAAGCCCATCGCATTATCGGCGACAGGATCTTGAAGCATCTGAGTGCCGAAGGTGTACGGGCCCATATCTCGGCGCTTCTCAGCTAAGTCCTCAGCCTTCATGAATACAGGATTGCCATCCATCTTACCGTTATGCGTGGCCGGATAGATGCGCGGAATGACTGAGCCTCGATCCATCATGGTCTTGTACGTGTCGTTTGAGTGATAGCGTGTGCCGATGTAGCGCTTAAAGCCATTTTGCGAGCCAAGGTTAAGCGATAGCTCCCATGCTGAAGTGACTTTCTTGATCTGTTCAGGCGTGGTCACAGACTCGCGCGTGACAACGTCATCGAAGACTAGAATCTTAAAGTGCTTCGAAGTCGGCTGGCCATCGACCAAGCCCCATGCCTCGACATTTGCCTCTTTCGGGTTCGACTTTCGTTTGAGAATTATCCCGCTATCAAGCGACCACTTCGGCGCTTCGCTCTTTGGGTTCTCATAGAGCACGTCTGGAAACAGGCTTTTAAGAAACGTGTTCGACTCAAGCTCGCGCTTGATCTGATCAAGGAATCCTTTAGCGATTGGTCTTGTGTGGCTGAATATTCCAATGGTCGTTTGGTCTGGATCGGCTAAAAGATCTTGGATTGATTTGCCGAACGTGATGATGGTCGACTTGTAATGCTCTCGAGCCCATAGGTCTAAGTGACCATTCGGATTCGCCTCTACTTCCCGACATCTGGCGTAGAGCCAATCCTTATTGATGTCCTTGCGCTTGCATCCGATGGTGAGAAGAAAGAATAGGTCTTGCGTGCAGAGTTTCCGAAGCGCTGCGGTGTCTTTATCGCCAAGCACATCGCGATAGAGCGCGTTTGATTTCTCGCGCGAAAGACTGGCGCAGATCACTCCTCATCCTCAATCTGCTTTATCCGATCATCAATGTCTGGGTGACTGACCTCGACCGTGGCCATTATTTTCTGAGTCGACTCTGTTTTCTCAGTCCAGAGCTTGAGGTTCTTTCCAAGAAGCTCGCATCCCTTTAAGACGCCCGGATATTCAAACTTCCATTCGCCAGTCGGGACCATTACTTTTTCAACCGGGTCCCATTCCATAACAGGCACCGCTTGGCGACAGCGCTCGACTGTGTCTCTGACGGTGTTAAGGACGTAGTCTGCCGTGATCTCGGTGCGTTTTGAGCGCGCTATTTGAAGCTCTTGGATCGTTTTTTCTATCTCAGGTTTTCTAAGGTTCTCATGGCCAATTGAGGCGGCTGAATCCTCGCTGTAGCCCGCTCTAATCGCCGCTTGAGTCGCGTTCAGGTCAATCAGGTACTCTTCGCAAAAGCGCTTCTGCTTTGGCGTTAATTCGATTGGTTGAATTTCGGCGTCCATCCACACACAATACGACTCACATAACTTT